TTGAACCTTTAGGACTAGATTTAATTCCCGTAGTCGTTAGGGGGGAAGTTTGATGCCAATTGAAATAACTGGAAGTTCTAGGCAAGTAATTGTTTCAGCTACTCTTGGAGGTGCTGGATGGTCGCCTATTTTGTCCCTAGTTACTGATGGTAATCGCCGGGTTTTTCAGGTAGTTAATTGGGTAGGAGGTTCAGGTACTCCTCCAGCAACGGGTGGGTATATTGGGATATCTGGATTAGTTTCTTCAATTAGCTCTGCTGTTGATGTTCGGGGTTCTCCTGGACTACCGGGAGAGGGAAGTGCTTTTTACAAGCATACTCAATCGCCTGCATCTGCAACCTGGACAATTATTCATAATTTAGGCTTTGAGCCACAGACTCAAGTTTTTAGTTCAGGAGGAGTAAAAATAGAAGCTTTTGTACAAAACCTTTCTTTAAATACTACTCAAATTATTTTTAGTAGTCCCTTTAGCGGTTATGCAATTTTATCGAGGTAATTAGAGGTAATCATGACATTCATCGAATTTTGGTCTGACACTGAATTTAAAGGAAAAATTCGGGCTTCTGTTGCCCCAGAAAATCCTAACGATTTGGTCAATTTTGGTACTTTAAATGCTCTTCTGGAAGGGTTTGATTACAAGGACGCAGTATTTGCTTCTGCCCCATCAAATATCAATTTAAATGCTCCTGGCTCGACAATTGGTGGGGCCACGATGACTTTAGCCAACTCTCGCTTTATTGCCGCAAATCAAACTAATAACACAGAGAACGGACTTTATAATTGGAACGGAGCTTCTGTTCCAGCTACCCGCACTGCTGACGCTAGTACAGGAGCCGAACTCAGAAACGCAATCGTAACTGTTGCCTCTGGTAGTGGGAATAACGATGAGGGCGTGACTTACAGGCAGATTACTCAATCCGTGACTTTGGGAACTTCTCCTATAATCTGGCAAGTTCATGGGGCCGGAGTTCCTGACGCAAGTGAAACCACATCGGGTAAAGTACAGCGTGCTACTTTAGCCGAACTAGAAGCGGGAACAGACACAGCCAAATATGTCACCCCTTCCTTGCTTGCCAGTTGGTCTGGAAGACGGCGATCAGTAATTACCAATCCTTTTGGAGATGGAACTAATACAGTTTTTGTGATCACACATACCCTGACTGATACTAATCCCAGCGTAGAAGTAATTCGCAATAGCGGTAATAGAGATACTGTAGGAGTTTTTACGGAACGATTGAGTAATACTTCAATCCGCCTAACTTTTGCTTCTACGGCAGTACCTTCTGTGAATGGATTTGTAGCTAAATTACTAGCTTAGTATTGTGAAAGAATTTCTCGGTCCTACTGACACTTTAGATTCGATCGCTACAGCCCGATGGGTTTCTACTCGGTTGCAAAGCGAGATAGTAACTATTACGAACATTTCTGCTGCACAGCAGATTCCTGTTACTTCTTTTCTAAGAGAAATTACTCTTTTAGAAGTGCGAAACTTACGTACTTCTGCGGGAAGTGCTACAATAACTTTTAGCTTTGGCAGTGGTGTTTCTTTTGGGGCAATACCAGGACTATCTAATCTATCTCTTACTACCGCCCGGGCTAATTTTACAGTATCTGGACAAGGACAAATTATTACTACTGCTCAAGAAATTCGATTCGATATTACCAGCGTTACTGGTGGACCATTGAGTATCCCTTTTTTGTTAATTTTCCGCGAAACAGCATCGCTAACTTAAATGCCTAATAGTTTAATTGCTCAAAGCTTATTTTTAAATAGTCCCGAATATATTGAAAGATACCAAATTGCATTAACAAATGTTTCTGGGTCTTTCAATGAAATGTCAACTAATTCAGCTTTTTTTGATAGTGAAATCAAGCCTAATTTAATCGATGATGAATCTGTCCGATTTTATGTTTATAAAAGGATTTTATCAGAAATGATCGTTTTTAATCCTTATGTCAAGCTGAATGTAGCTAAATTGGGAATGACGGCAGCAGTGTTTGGGGAAGCTCCAAGACTTGCGCTTTCTATTAATATTGGAGATAAATTAAATCCGATTTCTGAATCGGATATTTTGCAGGCAGTGACAGAACAATTCAACGACGAAAATCTGTTGGCTCAATTGTTGAATCAAAATATTCTCAAAGTGTCTGCGGTTTTTAATAATTAGGTCTTGTAGGAGTTTTGTTATGTTTGAATCTAAAAAATCACAAGAATCGCAATTGTGGACACCAGTAGAACTAAAATCTAAAAGACTTTATCTCTGGTTTGACGCTACTGATAATACTACTTTTGGTTGCGATAAAAATAATAGTATTTTTATCTTAAAAGGTGGAAGTAATCAGCATTTTCTACAAAAAGTATTTGCTTTCTTTAGAAAAGCAGTAATTAATCTGATAGCGATTTTTAAAGGTCTGTAATTTTAAAAATGCTAATAATTAATGCCAGTCCCCCATTATGGACACCTACTAATCTTGGTATTAAATTATTGGGTTGGTGGGATGCCTCTCTTAGTGGAACTATTACTCTCGTCGATAATGCTGTATCACGATGGAATGATTTGAGCGGACAAAACAATCATTTGATTCAACCAACAGCAGGAAAACGACCTATTACTGACATTTTTGCAGGACGACCTTGTGTTGCTTTTGACGGATCAAATGACTCTTTATTAACAACTAATGTCTTACCACAAAATATAGCGATTTTTGCCGTTTTTGGATATCCAAATAATAATTCTCAACCTCCATTTGCTTGGTCAAGAAATGATGGAAATAATTTTGCTAACTGTCAAGAGCTTCATTTGTCTTTCAATGGTTCAATAAGAGCCGTAAATAACGACAGTGGTCCGTATGCCGATACGCCGACTGGTACACCCCAATCTTTTTACGATAATTGCATTATCGGCGGAGCTTACGGGGAGAGCGGCAACAACGTGACGCGAGCGCACTTAAATGGGAGAGCCGTACAAGCTACGCCCGTTCGCCAAGACAATATTACATCTGTGCTATGCTTGGGTCAGCGCGATAATAATCTTCTTGCATCCGCTTCTCGCTTTACTGAAATAGCAATTTTTACCAATTGGACAATACCAGATATTCAGAAGATAGAAGGTTATTTCGCACATCGATGGCAGGGGCTTTTACTTTCAAGGTTGATTACAGATCACCCTTTTAAAAATCGTCCACCTCTTGTTTCTGATATTTAAGGTAAAATAAAATCAGAAAATATTTGGAGAATTTAAATTGAATTACAGAAAATACTTAGCTGGAATTAGTATTCCACCAGCAGAATTGATCACATAGCAAGACAAGAGTGGCAATAATAACCACCTTTTAGCACAACCGAAAAAAAGGTGGCATCAACGGCTTTCTGTCTTATCGAGCGATGCTGTTAAATATCATCCCATCCCGTTAAGCCAGAAGACATAACATAACTGGTAACAGTTGCTTCAAAAAAGTTTGACTTAGTGTGACCTTCCCCTTGAGTATCAGAGAATTTCTCTAAATGGGAATAGGGAGATTTTTTGTATTTGTCCTCGGTAAAAATTGGATTTAAGCCGATGGCTTTTAGTCGAATATTGGCAAGGTATTTAGTATAGTGATCTATACTTTCTTCAGTAATGCCCAGTATTTGATTACCGATAATATGGTTGGACCAATTAATTTCTTGATTAACAGCCTCCAAGAAAGAACTTGCTATACCTTTTTTAATTGACTCTTTTGGGAATAATTGCAATGCTTCCACAATTAATTTTTGATACAATCGGACGTGACTTAACTCATCTCGATTAATCATCCTAAAAATATCGGCACTTCCAGCCATTAGATGTCTAGAAGCTAGATTATAAAAATACTGGAACCCATTATAGAAATACAGTCCTTCTAGAATATAATTAGAACACAGAGAACCAAAATAATTACTCTGTGTTGGGCTGTCAATATATTTTTGATAAGAACTAGCAATAAATTCACAGCGATCCTTGAGAACTTTATCGGTGCGCCATAAATCATAAATTTCAGCCCTTTTGTTTGAGGGAATAATAGTCTCAATCAAGTATTGATAACTTTGATTGTGCATAGCCTCTTGAGAGATTTGTTCTGCCATACAAAGGCTGATCTCTGGGGCTGTGACGCAAGATTTTAAGTGAGGAATGTTACAGGTTTGTACAGAATCAAGAAAAGTTAGATAGGATAAAATACCATCATAAGCGCGTCTTTCATCAAGGGTTAAGTTATTATAGTCAGTTATATCTTGAGTAATATCTATTTTTTGCGGAATCCAGAAATTTTCACGCATCTGTTGATATAAACCTACAGCCCAAGCGTAGCGGACATCATTTAATTGCATCAAGTTAGTAGTGTTACCAAACCAGATCGAACGGTTTTTGATCGCATCATCCCCCGATGGATTGAAGATCGGGGAAATGGGCATTTTATTGCTAAGATTTGCTAATGTCATAGTTTTGATTGAGTAAATTATCTGAAGATTGATTTAAAAGCTTCTAGGTCAAGATGTATGTCGTATTTTTTCCAGTGAATATAGCTGCCGTCTTCTAGAATAGTAAATCTTGATTGGTCGGATATTTCGATTCTTTTTAGTGCTGACAGAGAACTAAACGGAATCTGAAATAAATTTAAATTGCAATCAAAAACGATTAAGCTATCTTTAAAAACAATAGCTGTACTAATCATCTTATTAGATGAACGCCATTTGTGAGCGATTATGATTCTTTTAATTATTGAAATCATGGTTTATCTGAAGGTTCCCAGTCTCTACATTGTACACAAGAAATAGAGGGATTTACACTACATTTCAGATTAAAATCTTTATGGGTTTCAGGATTATAATATTTACAAGAACTAATCCGATTATATTCATCTGTTAAATAGTATTTAAATTGTTTAACTGTGTAGATTAAATTAGTCTTAAATCTAAAAAACACTCTACACAAGACAACAGCAAAAATTAAAGCAGTATAAAGTAAAAATATACTTAATACAATAGTTGCTAGAAAGTTAATAATTATTATTGCCATAATGATTATTTATTTTTTCGAGTATTGATAAAATAACAGAAAAAATGATATTCATGGTTAATTAGCACAACTAGAACAGCTATCTTTAAAGTTATCCTTCTGAACAGTCCGTACATAATAGACTGCTTTACATTCTGATTCCCACGCTAAAACTAGAGTTTCGTAAATTTCTTTAACTGTTAATACGCGGTTAGGTTCGTCAGGAAAATAAACACCCTGATTAAGGTTAAATAGTAATTCCATAGAAATCCCTGTATCAATCCATTTTTGCATTTCAGCAATCGCTTGAACAACAATCTTTTGATCAAGATTTTGATTCTCTTGGTAATACCAAAAGAAATCCTTAATAAAAGGAGGGCAATTAGGGATAGCACCCTTTGAGTTCTTTTCTGTAAATACCCGCTTAAAAACGGGCAAAACACTGGCAGTGCAACCTTGAATTAAGGAAGAAGTAGTGTTGGGAGCTACAGCAGTAATATGGGAATTTCTAATGCCAAATTGTTGAATACTTTTGGCTAATTGATGCCAATTATAGGTATTATCAGAATTTACGTTGAACCATTCTAATGGTTTAGCCCCTAGTAATTTACCCTGACTCCATTCACTGCTGGAAAAAGCTTGATAAGCACCGCGTTCTTTAGCCAATCTCATCGAAGCGTGAGTACAATAATAGCTAATTCTTTCAAATAAATCATTGATAGATTTAAAGTCTTTATAAAATAATTTTTGTTTAGCTAACCAGTCAGCTAATCCCATAACCCCAACTCCAATAGTGCGATAACGGTCATTATGTGTTTTGGCTTCACCAATCGGGGGACAAGTCAAGTCGATTGTATTGTCAAGCACTCTAACAGCAAGATGACACATTTCCGCTAAATTAGTAAGAGTGTCAATGTTGGCTAAATTAAGACTAACTAAATTACAGCAATGGGCTGTTTTACCCGGTGTGACATTAGAGAAGCTCTCACAGCACAAATTAACTTGAGGGATGTACCCGTCGTGTTTATTAGGATTAGCCCGATTAATGGTATCTTTAAAAGCAAGATAGGGCATACCTGTCTCGACTTGAGAGCGCATAACATCTTTAAATAACTCCCTAGCGTTAACTTTTCTGTAGAGAGTAATTTCTGTCCCTAGATTATCTTCAATTAATTTGTAAGCATCTTCAAATTTTTCACCCCATAATTCTGCTAATTCTATCCCTAGTTTTGCCCGAACCTCATAAGGATCAACTAATGTCCACTCGTCTTTATCTACTACCCGACGCATAAATTCGTCGGGAATAACTAATTGGGGGAAAACATCATAAGCTTTACGTCTTTGATCACCGTTTTCTGTCTGCATTTCTAAAAATTCTGGCACATCTAGATGCCAAATATCAACCCCAACAGTGACAGCCCCGGCGCGTCTCCCCCCTTGATTGACTGCAATAGCTGTATCGTTGAGTAATTTAATCCAGGGTATAATCCCCCCGGAAGCATTAGCTTTCCCCATTACCCAGCTACCAGTGGCACGGATTCTACTTACATTTACCCCAACACCGCCGCCATTTTTTGAGATGCGAGCAGTATTGGTAATCTCGCTAAAAATACTCTCTAGATTGTCTTCCATTGCTACGATGAAGCAACTACTCAAGGAACCATTAGGGGTTCTTAGATTGCCTAAAATTGGAGTAGCTAAAGAGATTTTTCTTTGAGCTATAGCTAAGTAAATTTGAAACGCAATTCTTAATCTATTCTCTGGGTTTTCCTCTACGCTCGCAAGCAATAAAGCGCAAGCCAGGAAAGCCTCTTGAGGTAATTCACAATCAAGCAAATACCTCTCTGACAACATGATTGCACCAGCGTAGTCAAAATCTTTATCGTATTCTGGGTATATCCAATCCCCCGCAATCTTTAAATCGTTTTCGTCATAGATTTCAGTAATTTTTGAATCATAAACACCCCTATCCACTTGCCACTGGACATATTTAGCGTAGTCGGTTCCTTCCAATCTTCTAAAAACCGTACGAGATAAATAGCCGCCAAATTCTCTTTTAATCCTTGTATCTTTCCATAATCCCCAGATGTGAAGTCTTCCGGCTACATACTTCCAATCGGTTTCTTCTACACAAAACAATTGTGTAGCTACATTGACTAAATTGTCTTGAATTTCTCTAGTGGTAATCCCATCTCGTAATCGAGAAGTTAATCCTGATTCTAAAGCGAGGGGATTTACTTTTAACCCTTCACACGCCCATTCAACTACTCGTCGAATTTTAGTGATGTCTAAGGGTCGAGTTTCTCCATTTCTCTGAATTACATTAATCATTTATTTACTCCTACAGATTTTTAATTTTACTTTAATAATCCTAGCGTTTATTCAATATTAGGACGGTCATTTTTTTCTGATTTTTCGTAAGTCGCTTCTATAGCTTTATCAATCCAAGCATTGATTTGATCATGCCTAATTTCTCCATAATCGGTTTCATCGTAAACTTCATTTTTACTCTTAATTCCTATATTTGAATAAAGTAATAAGAAATTGTATAAATCAATTTCGTTGACCGATTGTATTAACTCTGCAAGAACTTGTTTAGCGTCCATTGTTATTTGTCTTGAGTGTAATTTAATTTGAAGTAATTACATCTTTGTCGGTTGCCAATTGATTGATATTCTTAGTCTATCATAAGTTCCAGCTTTTATAAAGCCACACTCTTCTAAATATTCTATTAAAGGTTTAATTCGTGTTCTAGGAAACCCTAGAGTATCAGCTAATTCTGTAATATTAATCATTGTAAATTTGCCGTTATTTTTTTCTTTTATTGACTTTGCAGTAGATATAATGATCTGTCCTTTTATAGCCAAATAAGCTTTTAAGTTGCCATAATATTGTTGTCCTTTTGCTGTCTTTAAAGAGTTAATTATAGCAGTCTCATTACCGTTAAAACACAGGTTGCAAGGATTAACATAGCAAGGGCATTTATACAGATAAGTGCCGTCGGGAAAGGATTGTCCTTTTGGGATGATTTGTGTTGACATTTATTTATCCTGAGTGTAATTTGTTTTTAGTTGAGATGCCCGTTCAATTTCTCTGGCTAGGTAGCCAATATGAAACGATTGAATACTAGGGCAATCAGTAACTATTTGACGGATTAGCTTCAAAGGATTCTTACCTTCCCATTTTCCCACAAATTCACCGTTAGGGGTTAGCTGACTGACTGTGGTATTGTTTCCATCCGTTTCTACTAAGAAGTTACCAGCAGGATCACTGTAAGATTGAATCTCTTTGTTAATAATCAATTGATATTGATTATTAATTAGCTGTTCTACATTTTCCCAACAATCATCGTAAATATGGGCTGATTGACTAATAGTAATCAGTGGACCCATTGTTAAATCGTACTCAGATTCACTAGCAATTTCATCTCTGATATGACGCTGTAAAGCCCGTAATCCCATTGCATTAGCTGGCCAAGCGGAAAACATATCATTACTTCTAAAGGTAGCTGTTAAAGAGAGTTCATTATCTACTACTCTTACCCAGATATGATTGAGACAGGGAGATCCGCTGTGATTATGATCTGAATCGCCTACCGAGCGGCCTCCTCGGTCAATAGAATTTGGTACTATTTCCCACCCGTCAGAATCGAAAAAAAGCTCGTTTGATCGGGAAAGCTGACTTTTTAAAGCCAAGCTGTAACATCCACTGGTAAGACTTTGGGGGTTTCCACTTCCGCTATCCCACAAAGACATAACGGCACTAGCTGAGTCATTTTCTTCAATCAATTTGTTGATAACTGCTTTAATCTGGTCTTGACCAAACCAAGAGCGTAATCGCTGACCATAGGTATATTTAACCCCTTCTCGATAATCAGCATCATTAAGTATTTGTGGAATATAGTTCTTTAGATACTCTCTGTCTAAAGGTAGATAGTTAGGTTCTGGAAAATAAAAGTCTTTCGGTTCATCGGTAACTATCGCCATTAAGTCGATTAACTCTTGCCATTTACCATCATACCCAGTAGGTCTGATAGTGCCAATAGTTTTGATTCTTTGCAATATTTTTATCCAAGTTTCAGCAATAGTTTTGCCCTCAACCCGATGCCCATAGCGCGGCCCGGGTTTTACCTCTGATGTAGGTTCATTGTAGGGAAAAACCATCGGTTCTGCCCACGAACCAAGGGTTCCTACTTCTACTATTGATTTTATATCTATATCCCGTTCAAGATTTGGTATTAAAATCATAGAATATCGTAATTGATTTAAAACTTCTAAAGGAATATCTAAATCGATGTATCCTTTTACTAAAGAATCAATTGCCCAGCACTCTTTCCCTACATAATTCTTCCCTCTATAAACTCCATTCTCAAAGAAATCTTTCAAGCATTGAACACTACCAGAATTTTTGTCTTCTTGGGTTAAATCCATTACAACAAGATAACGAACGTGAGGATTGGCCAATAAATTACGGACTAAAAAGTTAATTCCCCTTGACGCGCTATAAAGATTACCAATTACGGCATAATCAGAGGGATCGAGTTTTGCGGCTACTGACTTAGCAGGAGTCCATCCTGTACAGATAGCAATATAGCCACTGCCTAAAATCAACTGATTGGGCTTGTAGATTGCATTAAACATTGGCTTTTCCTT